CATGTAAACAAGAGTGCTAGATCGATCCGCATTTTCTCACCTTCTGAAAAAGAAGCATAAGAAAAATCTTCATGGATTGGGGACTGCACGGTTTCGTTAAATTCCTCATCAAGAGTAAAGTTTATGTAAAAATCCATCATCTGAAGATAACGGTTTACGTGCTGATTAATCAGCGGTAAATATTTCTTGATGATTTTGGATTTAACTCCACCGTCTTTAAGTAAACTATACGAAAAATCGTAATAGCTTATAGTGTCCTTTTTAGAAGATAAATCGTCGTATGTAGTTTTTAAATTATCTTGGAAAGTAGTTAATGTCTCATGCTCAGTATTTCTGTTTGCAAGTTGATCGGTAATTCTCTGAATTTCCGATTCCAGATCTCTGATTTGTCGTTGACAGCCAGCGATCTTAGTATTGTTTTTAGAAATGCCATGCGTTAGTTGAGTAATCTCCTTGGATAATTGGGTAAAGTGACGCTCTCTCTCTTCTTCGTTTTTAATTGCCTCCTCTAGTTCTTTATAACCAGATTGCAACTCCTTTGCTTTATTTTGA